TAGACAGACGAGGACAAGTCTATATGACATTTACCCCAGAATCAGGGATGACTGAGGTAGTACAGAATTTTACGTCAGAATTGAAGTCAAAACAGGCATTGATTACTGCAGGATGGGAAGATGCAGACCATCTAACTGACGACATGAAAGAACAGATTTTACAAGCATTACCACCTCATGAAAGAGATATGAGGTCTAAAGGGATACCAATGATAGGTAGTGGTCTGGTATTTCCGATATTAGAGGACAATCTGACCTGCGAACCATTTACTATACCCTCTCATTACCCTCGTATCGCAGGTCTCGACTTTGGCTATGACCATCCAACAGCAGTTGTATGGGTAGCATGGGATAGAGATGAAGATATCGTGTATGTTTACGACACCTACAAGATGTCAAAACAAACACCTGATTACCATGCAACGCACATCAATCAACGTGAAGGTAGTCATTACATACCGATAGCTTTCCCTCATGATGGATATCAACACGATAAAGGAAGTGGTATTACTCTAGCTGAGCAGTATCGTACAGCTCATGTGAATATGTTGCCATTTCATTTTGAGAACCCCCCAGCTTTGGGAGAAAAGAAAGGTGGTAATTCAGTAGAAGCAGGGATCATGGAGATGTTATCTCGCATGGAACAGGGCAAATTTAAGGTCTTTAATACCTGTTATGACTGGTTTGAGGAGTATAGGTTATATCATCGTAAAGATGGCAAAATAGTAAAGATTAAGGATGACATCATGTCTGCTACACGTTATGCAGTTATGAGTCTAAGACACAGTACAACAGAGACATCTAAGTGGAATAGTAAAGGTAGACTAGGACCAGATGTAGCGATAGTTTAGGAGATAATAATGCCAGGACCATTAGTAGGATTAGCAGCTAGAAAAACAATGAAAAAAGCAGCTAAAGAAATAGGAGAAACACTAGGTGGCATAGGATTAGGTACAGCAGGACTTTTTGGAGCTTCAGAAATTATCGGCAGAGATATGGAAAAAAAAGCTCGTAAAAAGCTAATGAAAGAGGGTGGTTCGGCAGCTAGAAAATTAAAAGAAAGGTTTAAAAAAGCAAAATAATGGCTAACTTAATAGCATCACCTACTCAAATGGCTTATAAGCTCCAAGAACTAGAAGAAAAGCTAGACAAACTACAAAAAGAATTAGACACAATAAAGGCAAAGAATGGCAAAAAAACCAAGAAAACTAACTGAAGACGAATTAGTATCACAGCTAAATTCCGAAATACAAGGAGCTACTGGCTACGCAAATACTGAACTCTCCAACCAAAGAGAGGAGTCAATGAAGTATTATCTTGGTGAGAAGTTTGGAAATGAGATTGATGGTCGTTCTGAAATCGTTACAACTGATGTCAGAGATACAGTTGAATACATTATGCCATCTTTGATGCGTATTTTTACCACACATAACAACACAGCAGAATTCGAGCCACAAGGTCCAGAAGACGTTGAAATGGCACAACAAGCTACCGACTACTGCAACTATGTATTTAACAAGCAAAATAATGGGTTTAAGATCCTTTATGATGCCTTTAAGGATGCACTTATCAGCAAGACTGGAGTAATTAAACATTTCTGGGAAGAAAAAGAGGAAGTTCATACTGAAACGTATACAAACCTAACTGAGATCGAGTACCAATCAATCCTAGCAAATGATGATTATGAAGTTATAGAACATACAGAAACAGTTGTACAGAAAGCAGTTACAGATGATTTCGGCAATTTAGTTAGTCCTAAAGTGGTTGAACACGATGTTAAAGCCAAATGTTATAAAGGGTATGGACAAGTCAGAGTTATGGCAGTTCCACCAGAAGAATTTTTAGTTTCACGTAGAGCATCATCATTAGAAGATGCAGACTTTGTCTGTCATAGGGTTAAAAAATCAGTAAGTGATTTAATCGCTGAAGGTTATGATCCTAACATTGTTAATGATATACCTAGCTATGCTAATAGCGAAGCAGAACTTAATGAAGAAAGATTAGCACGATTTAGCTACGATGATGACTCAGTACCACCATCTGAGGGTGAAGGACCAAACAAAAAGGTTTGGATTGATGAATGTTATATACGTATTGACTACGATAACGATGGTATAGCAGAACTCAGAAAGATTACAAAAGGTGGACAATATATCTTAGATAACGAAGAAATCGACATGATTCCTTTCTCTGCTATTTGTCCATTACCTATTCCACATAAGTTTTATGGCATGTCTATTGCAGATACTGTCAAAGATATCCAACTAATTAAGTCAACTATTATGCGTAACCTGTTAGATAACATGTATCTAACCAATAATGCACGTTATGCAGTATTAGCAGGACAAGTAGAATTGGATGATTTATTAACATCAAGACCAGGTGGTATTGTTAGAATGAGAGCACCAGGTGCTGTTACAGCTTTACCTACACCACAAATCCAACCTTATGCGTTCCAAATGGTTCAATACCTAGATGGTATTAGAGAAGAAAGAAGTGGTGTATCTAAAATGACCCAAGGTCTCAATCCTGATGTATTAACTTCACATGTGACATCAGGTGCGATTTCAGCAGCTACAGAGTCTGCAATGCAAAGAGTTGAGCTTATTGCTCGTATTTTTGCAGAAACAGGTGTTAAAGATTTATTTAGAAACATATACGCATTAGTACAAAGATACGAAGATAGACAAAAAATGTTCTATCTCAATGGCAAGTTTGTACCGATTGATGTATCAAGATGGAAAGAAAAACTAAATTGTACTGTCAATGTAGGTATTGGTAGTGGTTCACAACAATCCAAAACAACAACTATGTCATCTATTATGCAGATACTTGGCACATTAGTACAAAATGGAGCTATGGGTAGTTTGGTTACACCTAAGAATTTATATAACGCAGTAAGTGAATATATTGCACAGGCAGGATATAAAAATACAGATCAATTTATATCTAATCCTGAAATGATGCCACCACAAGCACCACCAGAACCATCGCTAGATGAAAAGGTTGCTGCACAAAAAGCACAAGTAGAATTACAAAAATTACAATTACAAGCTCAAGAACTAGAAATAGATACGCAACTAAAAGCACAAGAACTTAAACTTAAACAAGAAGAAGCTGCGATTGATCTAGCAATTAAGCAACAAGAACTACAGTTGAAAAAATCTCAATTAGAACTTAATGAACAGGAACTAGCCCTAGAAGCAGTACAAAATAGACCTGTTGGTATAGGACCAACATAATGGCTTATCCTAAGTTTAAACCTGATTACAAAGGAAAGAGCAGAGTTAAACTTATTTCTAAAAAGATTAAAGTTCTAAGAAAAGAAGGAAAGCCACAGAAACAAGCAGTTGCTATGGCACTCAATATGTACCCAAAACGCAAGAGGTTGCCACTAGCATGAACGATAAGGATATCAATACAGAATTAGAATTACTCAAACAAGATGTGCATTTGATTAAAACAAATCATTTGGCACATATTGCATCAGATATAGATGATTTAAAAGACGATATGAAAGACGTTAAGATTGAGGTGTTTAGATTTAAATACGTAGCTTATGGAGCTATTGTTGTTTTTGTCTTAATGAGTGATAAATTTACAGAAATATTGAGGTTATTATAATGGCTTGTGGTAAAAAACATAAAAGTAAAAAACCTAAAAAGAAAGGATACTAATGGGAGCTAAAAGCAAACATTATTTTAAAACAGGTAAGGAACACAAAGGTTCAGTACATAAAATGCCTGGTGGTAAAATACACACAGGAAAAACTCATACTAAGACATCTAAACCTGTAGTACATTTTAAAGACTTATCTAAAAGAGCAAAAGGATTTATAAAGAAAAAAAGAATGCAAGGAAGAGGTGGAATTTATGGCTAAAAAAGGATTATATTACAATATAAATAAACGCAAAAAAGCAGGTACAAGTAGACCTAAATCTAAATCTACCATAAGTGCTAAAGCTTATGCGAATATGAAAGCAGGATTTCCAAAATCAAAAAGCAAAAACAAGAAGAAGGCATAGCACGTAGTAAATATTACTCTGACAGGTATGACCATTACATATCTTTAGGACATCCTAATGGGGCATCTGCTAAGTTAGCTCATGTTGATTTAGCAAAAGAATTTAAACAAAAGAATCCAACAATAGAAAAACTTAAACAAATATGACAAGACAAGAATTAGAAAAATTCATGTTACAAAACCGACTTTCTGTCGAAGACGTATTCAGGAATACAGGGAATAAACCTAATGATATTCGTGGATGGTTATCAGGCAAAAAGAAGATTCCTTGGTATATTACTGAAGAATCTTTAACAAAAAAAAGCTAATACAGCGATCAACTACACCTGCGTAAGCAGATAGAAT